TTCTGATATACCGTTTGCTGCGGAGCCTGAGCCTGCCCTGAACGCATCTGCTGCTGGTAGTTCGTAGCCATAGCCAAAGCGGTAGCTTCCGGGCTTTGCGGGTTCTGTTGAACCGCCTGTGATACCTGAGCCAACTGCTGCGGCGAGGCGCTCTTCAGGAAGTCAAAGATTGACGTAACCTGCTGGTTGTAAGAGTCGTCCGTAATTGCTGCGGTCATTAGTTCCACCCTTTAGATGCAATGCCTTTCTTCACAGTCTTACCGCCCTTGGCCTTATCCCATTCCTTATGCGCTTCGACCTCACCGCCATGCGCTTTACCGAACGGAGATGCCGGAGTAGACGTACCGAACGCGGTGTTGGTACCACCCGTAGAAGGCTGAGCATTGATCGCATTCAGCGCACCGCTATAGAGGCTGCTCGGGAAGTTGATGGCGTTCTGTGCGTTCTGTGTCTGCGTGTTGAGATACTGCTGCCCAAGATTCTGCCAAGCACTTGCACCCTGACCGAGAGCCCCGATGTTGGCGAGGTTAGTGGACGCCTGCGAAGCGCCTAGGGAACCCAGACCCCCAGCTCCTGTTAGCATCTGCCCATAGGCACCGAGATTTTGCTGGTTAGCTTGCAGACCTGCGCTTTGGTTAGCCAATCCGGCTTGCAGAGACGCCTGCTGGTTTGCCAGATTGATCTGATTTTGCGACTGAGCATTGAACTGCGCTGCAGCATTCTGAGCCACTTGGTTCTGTTGAGCCGCGGTAAGCTGACCACCATAATTGGTTTGTGCTGCCTGCAGAGCTTGAGTGACGTACTGAGACCGCTGAGTATTGAGCGCGTTTTGATTCGCCAGTGCGGTCTGCTGCGCCGCCGACAGATTAGCTTGCCCCGTGGTGAGCCCTGCGGCCTGATTGAGCTGCTGAGCGGTCATACCCGCCTGCTGATTCGCAAGGTTTGCCTGCATCGCCGCTGAGAGATTTGCCTGACCTGCCTGAAGTCCCTGACCCTGCGCCGTGTTGAACTGGCCGAGCCCTGTGGTGTAGGCATTCGAGAGCCCTTGTGCCGCGAGGTTCTGATTGGCAATGTTCTGGTTTAACTGTGCGTTCTGTTCAGCAAGGGTTTCCCTCGCGCCGCCAAAGGCGTGCTGCCCGGTTGCCTGACTGCGAAGCTGGTTCTGCTGTTGCGCAAACTGCCGGTTAGCTAACCCTTGCTGCGAAGCAATGACGCTTTGAATATAAGGGTCCATGTACTGTTGTACAGTGCCCGGAGCGTTCCAAGACTGAGGTCCCTGCATTTGAGCCGCGCGTGTACGCACAGCCTGCACATCTTGGGGTTGATTCATCTGGGCGGCTTGCGCCTGCGCCGCATCATAACTTTGCGCGCTGATATCTGCAGGGGCATTCATTAGGGAGGCTTGATACTGCGCCGCCTGCTCCTGCATAGCTTGCACCTGTTGCGGGGTATAATTGGTCATCCCCTGTAGGCCAGATAGGGCCTGATTATAGGCATTCGTCGCCTGCCCAAATTGAGACGGTAGTTGCTGCGCCTGTTGAATTTCGCCTACTGCTTGGTTGAACAGCGGGTTGGTTGACTCAAGTGCGCCGGTTTGCGGGTTTACCCGCGTGAAGGCGGTTTGCCCCATAGACTGATCGAGGAGCCCCTGCTGCGCCGTAGCGGTATTGTCCGTTTGCGTTTGCTGTTGGTTCTGGTAGTCGGTATACGCCTGACGGGTTTGAGTTAAGTAGTTATAGACGTTCTGGTCACTAGCACTGAGCGGTTTATTTGCGTCTACCCGTTTCTGAAGCTGAGCTAAATGATTAGCCTGCCCTGAAGAAATGTCTTTAGGTGCCGTAGAGCTACCAGAGGCGAACTTACGCACCCCCATGATGCCGCCTTCAGCAGCTTTTTGTGTAGGTTGAAAGGACGTACCCGCGCCGCCTGCCGTGGGGTTAAATTGGTTGGAACGCACCACATCCATAGGCGTAACACCCTGAGCGAGCAGGTTGTTATATGCGTTCATCATTCCCGCGTTGCTGCGGAGGATATTGGTGACCGGACCCGGATTGTTTTGAGTACCTAGCATAAGCGCTTGGTACGTGGGATTTTGCCACGGTGATTGATTGACCGTGGTTGTTGAAGTAGTACTTGCTGGTACGCCGCCGCCCATAATGGCACCTCTACAGATCTTTGCCTACGATTGTGTATTTCGGCTCCATTCCATAGCGCGACCATAGACGAACTATGGATTCTCTTGCTGCGCCTTCCAGATGGGTTGCCCCGTTAGCTTTAATTATAGCCTCAAACTGCGCCCAGTTTTCTCTACTCGCTATGTGTCGACCACCGATAGCCGCAACAAATGCAACACGCGCATGAGGCCGATTAAAATAAGACACTAAAAGCGCCCCGTGAACTAAGTTCTGATCATCTACACCGACAATGAGTGACCATTGCCCAAGGGTAGCGTAGACCCGTGCATCATCTACTGTGTAATCGCCATGCGCATAGTGCAAGGCATCGTCTATAAATCGTTCAACCTGCGGCCAGACTTGGTTTACATACTCCAGCGGAACCTGCTGAACATTAAGCAGCGTCACGCTTCACCGCTCCTAACCCGTGTCGGCCTACCGCATTGTGTTTCACTTCTTCCATGAGCCTGCGGAGGAATTCCGCGCCCGCCTTAGATGACCCGTTGCCTAGTGCGCTGACTACGTCCGCCGGGATGATGTACGCGCCATTCTTTAGTGGTACTTGCCCGCCGTGGGCCATACCCGGTGCTTTTTGTTGCCCGATGGAAGCGAGCCCGCTAAGGGGCGCTGCGGGAGCCGACGTATTGACTTGGCTTGCTGTCATGGCTGGAGAAAGCCCCGGAGCGAGCGTAGGGACATTTGGCGTGGACTTAGGAGGACCTTTCATCATTTGACTAGCCCCATAACCTACCGCGCCTACTGTACCTGCGCCTAGTGCACCTGCCGTTAGCGCACCTGCTGTGGTTGCCGCTGCGGTTCCCGCTACTCCTGTGCCCGCTGCGACTGTGCCTCCTACTGCCGCCATAACTGATTCAGGCAAAATAGCTACTCCAATAGAAACAACCAAAGTCATGTCACTACTCCCAGCAATTTAGTGGCTTCGTACTCAGCCATAGTCTCGAATCCCAGCGCGTCCTTAACCTTCTTATCGTCCTGCTCTGCACAGTGATGCACAGTGACCCATTCGCATTCTTCAAGGACGGCGACCACTCGTTGCGTACCTGCTTTAGTCACCATTACTTCGGGCGCGCGCACGATATGCTCTATGCGATCTTGGTCATAGAAAGCTATAACCCCCCGTAGCGCCACGGCAATATGATCCGTCTTGTGAACCATCGTGGTAAAAATAGATCCAGCAGGCACCACAATCCGACGAGCGTACAGGTCAGGAGTATGATAATGGGTAAGAGGAGTATCAACAGGAGCCAGCTCGCCTCGTTCGATAGCGGCGTCAATCGCATGACGAAACTCGTCAATACTAACCTGCTGCGATTCCTGAACTTCCTGCATGTCCTTTTCTTACCAAGAGTTTTTCTGCGGCTAGTTTACCTGCACCCTGCTTTATCTGCTCTTTCTTACCGTGCGCTGCCTGCCGCACCATGGGGAGAAGCTGATCAAGGAGTCGCTTACCCTCTTCAGGATCGCCACCACCAATGAGGCTGACAAGTTCTGGAGGCACAACAAACTCACCATCTGCCAGACGTACTTCTTCCTGCCCATCAATGTTGGCAGGAATGTCATCGCTCATTCCATCGCCGGGGCCGTCGAGGAAACCGCCTTTATCGTAGGTTGAGCCACCTTCAGCGAAGCTCGCCCCGTGCGCGAGAGTGTTAATGACTCCGGTGTTTCCTGCAGCAGCATAAGGCTGCGCGCTCGCGATGCGAGACTGAGGGTAAAAATCTTGAGGGCTAAAGGGGTTTGTGTTCATGTACCCGCCAGTAGCGAAACCCTGCCCGCTCAGTTTCTGCTGCACACCCTGTGCGATCCCCTGTAGGTTCTGTAAAGCGGGGTCGAGATTGTCCTGCACATCAGAGTTTTCAAACTGCGACACATACTTCGGAGGGACAGTGGTGTGTATTGGCACTCCACCTACCGTACGCGACATTTCGATCGGCCCGCCCGCGGCCTTACCGTAGATTAGATTGCCAAAATAGTCACGCTGCTGGTTAGGGTCGGTAGAAGTGCCCGCGGTCCCAGAAGGAAGGGGGAAGCCCAGACTCGCGAAGTACTGCCGCTGTTCAGCATCTGCTTTTGCCTGCTGTAGCTTTTGATTACGTAGCTGCGTAGCGCCTGTGCTGGCTTGCTCCATTGTGCCCTGCGCCGTAGCGCCTAGCATCGTGCCTAACCCTACAGGCTGCATAAGGTATTCCATACCCGGCTTGGTGAGCATGGCTGAGCCTTGCTGTGCCAGATTAGAGCCGTACTGATCCCATACCGATGGATTGTCTAGTTCTATAGAAGCGCCTGCGGTTTTTTCTGCTGCGCTAGCGACTGGTCCGCCCGGAATATCAGCAGCGCCAAACCCTCCCATACCCCCACTAATCGCGCCTCCGACAGCGCCGGGACCAAAACCTTTACCCTGTGCAGAGCTCAATGCTCCACCAGCCAGAGCGCTTGTACCTGCGCCGACAATAGTGCTACCAATAGCCCCAAATGCAGGAGCCGCCGCGCCGCCAGTCAAAGCACCCGCAATACCTAAACCTAAAGAGGTCAAGATATCTGTCCAGTTAAAGGCTTCAGGAAGCCCCGTCTTGGGGTTGGTCGTAACAGGACCTAATAGCGCTTCGAGACCCGCGAGCTCATCTTTCTTTACATGAAGAAGAGTGTCATCCCCATTACGCCCGAGAGCCGCGATGCCTTTAGATGTGGTGTGGTACATGCTCGCTCCTACGGAGGCGTTATGTGAAGAATGTTGGTGGCAGGGTCACGCCAGACTTGGTTTTTAGCCAGACCCGTCGCGCTGGTCGGAAGCTCCGCAAGGATGAACACATTTTCATCGACCATCTCGGCAGACTGTACGGATAATGCGAGCTTACCCTCTCTATCTGTAATTGTAACAGCAGTGCCGCGGATATCACCGGGGTTTTGAGTCTGCTGAATCCAGAAATTGAGCAGTCGAACCAAATTGTTCAGATACTGCACGTCATATTCCATCGGCGGCAGTGGGAGGACCGGGGCCGCGGTACGGTTAGCATTAGCCATTACTTTCTCCCATCCGGCTGCAGCTCAAGACGGGGCGTACCCATCTGCCACTTAACACCAAGGTCCGTACTCTCAACACGGAACGAGAGCTGCCTGCCTCTGATACGCACCCAGATCATTTGTGTGTAATCGTAGACCTGCGTGGTGATTTCTTTACCAGCAACAGCGCCTGAAATGTTCTGCGCCGATGTAGTACCCGCAACGCCTTGACCCGGATAGTTCCGCGCTTTGACTGTCATGGTTACTGACGGTGTGGCGTTCACAGACCCAATGAAGTCCATGTCAGGAATAATGCGCTTGACGAAGCTGAACTGATAACCGCCTTCTCCGATGTCGAAGTCAGAAGTTTCAATGTAAGCGTCAATCGCCGCCGGAGGGTTTACAGACCCATCATCACATCCCGTTTCATGCTGCACTGTGATGTTGTTCACCGCGGCGACTGGATTTCCAATGATGTGCGAGTCATACCATGCGGAGCGTTCAACAACCCCTAACCCATCCACATCCCAAATGCCGTAGTACCAGAGCTTTTCAAGGTAGTTATAGACGACGTACTTGTCGTTGATAACGGAACCCGCTGATGGGTAGTGCCACCAGACTTCGTTGTATTTTTCGTTCGTGCCACAGTAGACCAGCTCGAGCTGATCCGCATTGATATCATCAAAGACATACTGACGAAGTGCGCAAGGCAGTGTATCCACACGCCCAGAGTACGCATAGAACTTGTCTTGGCCCATCCAGTAGGTGATGCCGTTGGTTGATACCGCGGCATTTTGACTGACGATCGTGATGTCAACAGAAATTGGATTGAACCCATACACATAAGGCGCGCCCAGATACTGCTGGGAGTAGAGGGCCGTATCCGTGAAGACAAGGATTTCCTGACGAGTTTTGACTGCCGCAATGATACGGCTTCCGTAGGTCAGGCGGTATGAGCCTGCCGTGTTCGTCACTGTGGGATACCACACCTGCGGTTGTTCCTGATCACACCATGAAATAAACATGGGGTCCTGAGTCAGACTTCCTGAAACGGCGTCGTTGCATCCATAAGAAATTACATGGCGTTCGTCTGTTGTTAGAACGATTGCAGACACGACAGGAATTGCAGGATCGTAGACCACACCAGAACCATAGCCTGTAGCAATCGTAGCCGCACAGTTAAAGATATCGCCACCGGCGTAGGTTACGCCTGTAGTACCCGCCAACGTGTTCCATTGAGTCTGCGTGGTAGACCCCAAAGAGCGAATAGCATAAGTGTTACCTACGACGATGTCACCTAGAGTGACGTTAGAAAACGTCGTGCTGGTCATGTTGATACCGCGCCCAGTCACCTGCCCCGCGGCGTTTAAGCTCGTAGCGGCGTTCCAGTAATAAAGACCACCGTTTCTTGGGTTGAAGAACAGATCCTGACCAAAGTTACTGGCGCTCCAAAGGCGAAGCTCTTCTGCAAACCCCCCTCCGGAATAACCTGTGCCCCAGCCGCGCGAACCCGCGCTGTAGACAACACCATTAACCCCAATGCCTACCATGTGCCCAGTTGCATTGCCTGAGATACCGCGCGTTACGCCAGTCAGAGTATTGCTGGTCTTGCCAGAGTACTGAATGATCTCAGACTCGATGATGGCATAGCCGGAAGAAGCAAAGGAAGACGCATCCACGACAGGGATAGTCGTTACGGAAGAGTTAATGGTGGAAGACAGAGTCGTAGCACCTGCACCCAGAGGAAGCCCTACCCAAACCCCAGAACCCCAACCACTCAAAGTTTCGGTGTAGGGAAGACCCGTGTAAATCTGATAGGCCGCTGTGACCGTACCGCCGCCATTGGTCGATGAAGTAGACTGCACCCCACAGTCAAAGCAAATGTACGACCCGCCAGCATCTTGAATCTGGAATTCTTTATTAAGCTGCGCTGCTGTATACGGACCAAAAGCGGTCGCCCCACTGAACGTAACAAAATCGCCGGGGGTAGCACCATTACCGGGATCATTCACCACCATCCAAGAGCTACTAACTACCGCACCTGAAGAATGTGCCGCCGCCGTGGTGCCGTTGTACCCGCGAATACAACCAGAAAGCGTCGTACCACCGGCGTAGGAAACGTAAATCTGCTCCGAGCCAATCAGAATGACAAATGGAGAGATAAAGTCGAACGACGTACCTGATGCGACGAAAATGGTCGTATCCGTAGCACCAATGTTTGAGGCCAGCGTAGAGTAGATAGGATAGAACGGATTGCTGAGACCCGTGTCCGTCTGCCTAATTGGCGTGATATCGAAGTAGGTGTTACCCGTAAGAATGTAGTATTTGAGATTGGTCCCTACACCCAACAGGTAATAGCCGGACAGCGAAACCCACTCAGCAAAATGTTTGCATGTGCCTACATAGCTTCCTGAACCATACGGCACCCAACCCCCCAGTTTTTCTGGAAGGCCCGAGCGAAAACGCACTTTGTCGCAGGCGTACCAACCACCTTCACCCGAATAAGACGTGCCTTCTCTGTTGCATCCAGGGCGGAGCTGGAGGACCTGAAGCTGTTGCTGTGCCATATTATTCCCACTTCCCCTCAGGGCATTTGGATTTCTCGAACTTTACCTTGAGCTTCATGTAGCACCCACACTGGGTACATTGAGCTTGCTCTTTTTTGAAAAATTCGCAAGGTTTGCAGACATCGTAACGAGCTTGGGCTTTAGGTTTGTCAACGAACATTAGCTTACTTCGTAGTCAGGGTAGCCTTCAGGAGCTTCAGGATCGTAGAAGCCATCTCTTTCTGCGTCATAAAAGAACCCACGCCGGGCGTATTGATTCCTAAAATTATGGTTTATTGAAGTCTGTTTCCAGTTGGTTTCATGGCTAAAGAGAGACTTGCAGAACTCGATTCCTAGCGGTTCAGACTCAGGAAAAGGCAGATCATTGAGCACCTCGTTATTCACGACGATGACCATTTTAACCATGCTGTTTTCATCTAACTCTGCGAAATGGGACATACCTTCCTCTTAGAACGTAATTGTGCCGGAGCCGTTGAACGTGTACCAATAGTACCCGCCGGATTGCACAATAGATGGGGAGCCCGTAGTAGGGCACTGGGGGAATGAATCTGGGGTACGGATGATAACGATACCAGAAGAACCGCCACCACCCGTATTAGGGCCAACACCCGCGCCATTAGCACCAATGTTACAGTTCACGCCGGGCCTACAAATAAAAGGTTGTCCACCCGTACCGCCACCATAGTAGATAGCTGATCCTGCATAGTTAAACGAAGACGTAACGCCGTTGCCCCCGGCACCCGATCCGTAGGATATGTTAGCCGAACCGCCCGGACTGCCTAGCCCTCCGCCTCCGCCACCTAAAGAGTCCTGATTAGGAAATCCGCCCCAGATACTAGCGCCGCCGCCGTAGCCATAATACCCAGTACCCGGAGAACACGCCCCAGCTTCATAAGCTACAACAGCCCCAGCACCACATGCTCCGTTACCCGGAGTGGCGCAATAAGAAGCGTAGTACGAAGGCCCCGTACCGCCCGCTATGGCCGTAGCGCCCCAGCTTATGCTGGAAGACGCACCTGCTCCACCCACAACAACCGTGTAGGTGCCTGAAAGCGCTGTAGCCTGCGCTCCCGTATTTTGCCCGATCATCTGACCGCCGCCCGCGCCCGCGCTATTCCCACCGCCGCCCATCATAAAATAGTAGGCGCTATTTGCTGCGTATTTTTTACCCCAGAAATTGGCGGGCATTGTGATCTGCCCGGACGGAACTTGGGCCAGCGTGCGAACTTTTGAGTCGTTTAAAGAGACCTGAGTCGTAGCAGTCTGTAGGATCTCAAGATTGATGGACTGCCCGGTGACGGAGCCGCCAAGAGAGATCGGCCCTGAGCTATTCATCGTCATTAGCGGGCCTCCAGTTCCTCGATCTTGGTGGAGAGTTCTTTAATGGCTTCGATCAGCAGTGGAATGAGTTTGTCGTACTGCACGCCAAGGAAACCATCAGGCTTCTGCGCTACCGCTTCGGGTACGACTTTCTGCACCTGTTGAGCGATCACACCCACATCATGCTTACGTAGGAAGAACTTATCTTCGCCGCCATTACGGCGCAGGAACTCATCGTTCCAGTTGAACTCTATTCCGTCGAGAGACTTAACCTTGTCTAGCGGGCTGGTGATCTTCTTCTGGTCGTTTTTGAGGCGTGAGTCTGAAGTGTAGTATGCGGTCACATTGCCCGTTGCTCGAACGTCGCCTGAAGAACCTGAGGCCGCGGTTCCTACACCCACGCTGGTCGTGGTGACATTACCGCCTGAGACGACGTTGGTCGCATTGGTCGCGCTACTTGCGCTGCTAACACTTTGGCTTCCAATGTTAGATGAGGTGATGAAAGTTCCACCGCCAGAAGGATAGATGGCATATCCCGCGGTTCCCGAGATACTGATCCCCCAAGTGCCCGAGGCGCCTACACCCAAATTAGTGGGGGCATACGAATTGAAGTTGCTTGCATTGAGGACTGTGTACCCACCGCGCGTCAGCGTACCATCGACTTCAAGATTACCTGTGATCGTGCCGCCCGTAGTTGGCAGTGCGTCGCCTGATGCCGAGTAAAAGTTGGTCCCGTCTGAATAGACAATCGCAGCTAAACCGGGCATGACTGTATAAGAGTCGCCCAAAGCCGTCGTTTGAATATCCACATCCTGTGTGGAGTTGTTGGAGACGATATAAACTTTTGACGTTGTCGGGGCAAAAACTACACGCGGTGCGCTAGGCGTACCCGTTACGTTAATGATCATCTGCCTAGCTTGGTCAGACGCTCCGTTCAGAGAAATCAACGTGACGTTCGCTGCGGTGACATCCACCGATACAAGTCCCGCAATGGATTCCTCGATCAGCGTACCGATGTTGGTGTCGGTTGTGGTGCCCCACGTATTGGCCTGTTCACCGTTACCGATGAGCTCGAAACGCAGGTTGGAAGAATAAGTTGATGACATCTGTTAATCCTCGCTCAAATAGAGCTTGCGTTCCGCTTCGCGGCGTCTGGTTAAACCCTTGTTAGGTTGTCCGTTAGTTTTGTTCCACATGAGGATGGCATTAGCTGCTCCCGCATGATCACCGATAATGTGTTTCCTAAGCGCTGTAGAGCCTTTGAGCGCTCCCATGCCGATATTGTACCCTAGAGATAACAAAGCATCGAATTGGTCCTGCGTCGTAGGCGCGCCGTCTAAAAAATCATTAAGCTGTTTCACTCTGATCTCAATGTCCTTATCGAAACGAGCATCGGCTTGGTCCTGCGTCCAATGTGTTCGCGCAGAAATATCGGGGCCTGTAGCGCCCCAGCCGCATGTCCAAATGCCTCGCTGATCCCGGTACGCGGTCAGCTTGCAGCTTTCAAAGCTCTTGATCAGATCTTCGCCCTTGCGTCCTATGTCCATCTAAGTTTCCGTCAATGTCATATCGGCACGATGCTCCCGCAATCAGTCCTTTGTCAAAGCTCAAGTAGATCAACTGCCCGGAGGGTGTGCAATTAAGGTAGTTCGTTACCGTAGCGCAGCCCGGCAAGCTACATAACCCCGCAATAACTGCTCCCCGCCAGCATCGTAGACAATCTTGTCGCCTTGAATGTCGAGATAGGCTTTCTGCGGTACGGGCTTTATATCCAGCTTCGGACAGTTCTGCTCGGGCAGTTTCAGGTTCGGTGCTACAGGCGCGCTGACGCACCCAGAGAGGAGCAAAAAACCCAATAAGCGAATCATTCCCGGCCTTCCTTCAAAATCTCTTCCAAAGGTTTGGAACTATCTACCCCCTGAACGGCCTGCCCCTTGCTCCCCTTGATGAGATAGAGGTTGACGGAGATCGCAGTGACACATAGCCCCACCAGAATTTGCTTTGCCGTTCCTTCCGGCATAGAGAGCACATAGGTCAGCACCGGGGCAAGTACCGCGAGGATGTTAGTCCCCGTGTCCGTAGAAAGATTAAGGTCGTCTTTCAGGCTCATGCTTTGGCCTTCAGATACTGTACCGCAGCTTCTACTGCGAAGTTGGCACCGGACTTGGTCAGGTTCAACCCGATGATTTCAAGTTCAGCAAGAACGCCCTGTTTCTTTTCAAGGCCGGAGATTTCTTTATCCGCCCAGCGCTCTACAGCAGCCAGCACGCGTTCAAAAACGTCGGAGCCAAGAATGAGATCAACAACCTGCTTGAGAAGAAAAAGTACGATTGGGTTCATGGTGTCACCTATTGTTTGTCAAAAATGTTTACCCAATTTGGCGTCTGGGCATCGTCTACAGGAGTCCAATTCGCGGTCTGAGTATCATTGATCGCCTGCCAGTTTGCGTTCTGATGGTCGGGGATCTTAATCCAGCCGTGAAGTTCTAGGTGCGTATTGATCGCAAAGGCTTCATTCTCAGCAACAACAAACTGGGCTGTGATCGTCGGCGTGTCTAGCGCGTTGAAAACCTCATACTGATGGAACGTAAACCCTGAATTGGCCACGCTCGAATCCGCAAGGCTCGTATTCTCGTTGATGGTGAACAACACCACAACACCCGCTTGATAGGCATCGAGTGAAGCCAGCGCTTCCGTTACCGACCCTTTGAACTGCGCGGTGATAGTGATGGTGTCCGCGAGATTGATGCTCTCTGTTATGGACTGCGGGTACTGCGCCGTGATGGTCGGCGTGTCCTTGGAAGTAAACGCTTCCGTGATACCAAAGTACAGCACACCTGTGAATGAGAAGGTGTCCGCCAGAGTGATGTTTTCCGTCTGCGATTGGTTGAATGCAGAAACCTGCGTGCTGGAGTCGGCAAGTGTGACGTTCTCGGTACGAGAAACGGGGAAAGCCGCGGACGCGGTTTGGGTATCCGTCAGAGTGACGGGCTCCGTTAAAGACTGCAGGAAAGCCGAGTTGACCGTCTCGATGTCAATCGTAGAGAAGACCGCATCCACGTTCCCGAAGTAGAAAACGTCCTGCTGCGCGTTGGTGTCGTTTACGGTGATGGTCTCAGTGACCGAGAGCGAAGCGGTCGAAGTCGCTACGTATGAATCTGCAAGCCCTATGTTCTCGTTGCGCGTGAGCGCGTAGAAGTTACCCGATTGACCAGCAAACGGTGCTTGCGATATGGCGTAGCGACCAAACATTTAGCCTGTCTTCCAAGGTAGAGGCGGCTGCACGACTACAGGATGCTCCTGTGTCTCAATCTGCGCGTTGATAGATGCGTACACAGTTTGAATGATATCAGGCCCCAGCGCGGCCTGCGTCCACGCTACAACTTCGGCTTCGGTGAGCTGGTTGTAGGGGATATAGTCCGGCTTGTTTGGATCAATGACGAAGGTTGCCGTGTTGGCCTCGGAGCCTGTATACGATCCATCCGTGCCTTGGCAGAGCCAATGGCTGGTCACCACATAATTCATCAGACCGTCTACCTGCGGCACACAATCCATCGCGGTGATCGTCCAAGCGTAGATGTTGCTCACGGGGTTACTTCAACCCAAGAAGTGGTGGCCTCGTCCCATTTGTAGAGTTTGCCGTCAGCGGGATAAGGCACCGGGGATTCCCACAGCAGTGTAAGAGGACTCAGCACCCAGCTCGGATAGGGCTGCGGCGGGTAGAAAGCGTCAATGGACGCATCGTAATTGAACCCAATCCCCGCATAGTTACCACGCAGCGCTTCACCGCCATCCGGCTGCCCGTCAGGCCCATAGTGAACATTGCCGCGAGTGTTGTATGAGGTCTGTATCCACTGCCCCGGAGAAGAGTCCACGAACGTATCGAAAAAACCCGCTTCAGCGACAATAACTTGGATAACTTTGCCATCAAGGACTTTTGCGAAATGACTCATGCTGTGTAACTCCCAGAGGAGGTGAATTTGATGATGGTGTTTGAGCCGGATGTTGTGATTGTTGGTGATCCCGTAGTTGTACCGGAATAAGCCGCTGTTGGAACAGAAAGAATCACCACTCCTGAACCACCATTTGCACCAGTGACATTACCCCTGCTTCCTCCGGCGCCCCCTCCAGTATTAACTGTTCCAGCAGTTCCTGTAGTCGACGTTGACGCATTGCCCCCGCCGCCAGAACCTCCAGTTCCTGCCGTGACAGAGCCACCACCACCACCACCTCCAGCATAATAAACGGACGATCCCGTTATTGATGATGCAACGCCTATGCCGCCATTGCCACCAATGCCGTTATCGTTGCCGCTGTTGGAGCCAACTGCGCCAGCGCCACCACCTCCACCAGCCTGAAGAGAAGTCGTTGATTGTCCAGTACCTCCAGCAAATCCTTGTCCTGAAGTACCGGAGCCACCAGCGGATAAATTCCCCCCTCCACCAGATCCACCATTAGCACCAGTTCGACTTTGCCGAGCTCCACCACCACCGCCTATGGCTGTAAGCGAGTTAAAAACAGAGTTTCCTCCTGATCCACCCTGATCGACCCCTGTATTGCCGGCCCCTCCAGCCCCTACAGTGATTGAATAAACCGTTCCTACAGTGAGATTTGCTGTTCCAGATAATAGGCCACCAGCACCGCCACCGCCACCAGCAGAGTCAACAGTGATAAACGGATTTGCACCACCACCACCACCAGCGGCTATAAGATAAGAGGCTGAAACAATAGGCGCGGTTGAAGAAGCATACCAAGTAGCGCCGCTCCAAGTCTCGATAGTATTTTGCCCTGTGTTGTACCCCGTAGTTCCCGTAGCAGGGGACGCAGGTCTAGTCGCAGTAGTCCAAGTAGGCAACCCAAGCGGTACGCCAAAAGAAACAGCGGAGGATGAAGCCGTGATGACATCAGCAGTCGTAGCTCCAGCGTTACCGACACCCAAGCGCACCGTGCCGTCCGGGGATGCAGGCTGATAGAGGGTGAAATTGTTGGTGGCCGTTACGGATTGCCCTACTTGATGGGCGTTACTTTTAACTACCGACATGGCTTTACCTACGGAATGGTTTTAAGGAACGCATCTACTTCTTCCTGCGTCATCACATTCCCATCAGGGTCTTGGAGTTCGACGCCTTCGGAGACTTCTCGCTTGAAGGTTTGGAGATCGCTGTTGGCGGGGTCGAATGGAACTAGCCAAATCTTTCCGTCGTCCTCCACAAGCAACACACCAGTCGCTGGCGCTGATTCAGTCGGAGAAGTATTTTTTTGTTGTTGGTATTTCATAGCTCACACGATGCTTGGTAAAAGATATAAGCTCGGGCATACGGGTAGGTTGAGTAAGCAACTATGTTTAAGGTAGCAATAAATCCCCCGGAATAAGTGCTGACTATGCTGGCTCCAGATACGTTATCTAGGTATGTATACGTAACAGCTACTGTGGGTACAGCCCGTTTTGGCGTATGAAACTGGGCGCTATTATTACCTGCTGCGGTGTAACTACCTGCCGCCCAAATAGCGTTTACCCAAAACGGGATAACGTCTGATTCGTAATACCTCTGACACAACGCCAACTCAGTGCCGTAAAGACGGTTCTCAAACGGTGTAGCCGTAGCGCCTTTTTCTAGCTGGACTCCGGTGATGTAGAAGGTTGCGCCGTTGGTTCCGACTACAGATTGTGTTCCAGTGACACCGTAATATGTTCCAGCAGCCCAAGCATTTGCTGTGCCTCTATAATTTGACCCACAACCAATGTCAAAAACTAACAGAAGTCCAATGCCATTTGTAGTAAGCCAAGTACCAGAAGTGTCACCGGGAATAGTGATTGAAACAGTTGTCCACGTATTGGCGGAAGAAATCGTGTATGAAAACGGGTACGACCTGTTAAACGAACCGTTTGTTATTGCACCGCCAAATGTTCCTGTGAGACTTGAATAAACTAAAAAGGATAAAGTAATGGATTTCGCGCTTGCGGTTCCCCATGACAAATCAGCGCAATTAAGTCCCTCTACTAATTGACCAAAATCAAAAAATTCTGATGCCGTAGCAGAATACGCAGATAGAGACGTAACACCTAAATATTTAGAAAACCCTGCTGGTGGGGTGACTGATCCTGCATTTTGCTGAACAGAAATTTTAGATGCCTGTGATACAGCAAAACTCCAGCGATCAAGAATGTAAGTGCCGCCGGCACCCGGAGTAACCGCCGCCCCAGCATTCCGCTGGTCAATCATCATCGCGCCGTTGATGATCTTGTTTCTATTGCCAGCAAGCTGCGTTGACGTTGGGCCTGATGTGGCTTCGATTGAATTTGCCCCCGCCGCTGTCAGCGTCTTGTTCGTCAGCGTCTGAGCTTGAGTATTCAGCGTAGCCGTGTCCGTTGCCGCAGGGATAGTGACCGTGACAGCAGAGGCCGTATCTGGCGTTGAGATCGTTACCGATCCGTTGCTGGGGGTGTTGAGCTTGATGTTGCCGGACATGGGTTAGCCTTCGTAAAGAATGTTGACTGAGCCAGCGGTAAATGCACCGGAAGATACTGAAATTTGAATACGGTCTAGAGTACCAGAAAGAGCAATTTGTCCAGCAATTACAAAAGCAAATGGGATTGACGTGTTCCACACACTCCCAGCAGCAACCCATGTATTAGTGCTTGAATTTTGTAAAGTAAAAGTTATTGATCCCCATGAAGCCGCACTTGCCCCAAAAAGAATTCCATTGGTTGTATTTACTATCGTAGCTCCAGATCCATATCCAGCATTGTACCCCGTACTTACATAGCTTCCAGAGCCTACCTGAATAAAAGGAGCCGCTCCACTAGAGACAACGCCATTATTTTGTATAGTAATCCTCTTAACCCAACTTGGAATACCAGTAAACCCTACAGCCGTTCCTGATGTAGTGGCTTGAGCCGTACCAGAAGTGATTACACCACCGTTAAAAGTAGTTACACCAAGCGTTGCTCCTGTAATTGCTGGGCTAGTTAAAGTCTTATTCGTCAGCGTCTGAGAGTCAGTCGTGCCCACACCAGATCCAGCGACATTGTCCGTACCGCCAGCAGGATAGGTAACACCCGTAGTCCCGTTGATCGTAATCGTCATACCACCACCCAAACTGAGCCTGAACTGACCGTGACCGTAATCCCCGAAGCGACCGCGATGGGGCCGGGAGAGATGGCGTTATCCGTTGATGCGATTGTGTAGTTCGCCGTGACCGTCTGAGCGGTCACCAACAGGCCATTAGAAGCCCGGATCTGCGGAGCCGTACCGTTAAGACTTGCATCCTGAATGACAGAGCGCGTAGCAGGATAGTCACACCAGACATTGATTGTGTTACCAGCGAAGCTAATCAGCGCGGTCGTATTGGAGGAATTGGAGAGGACCGTATCCCGCGATAGCGTCCCGGCGCCGACAGTGCCGAGTCCTACTTCCCAGACATTCGCAGTGGAATCGAAGATCGTGTAATAGGTGGTGTTCCCGTTACCGATTCCGGTGCTGAAGGTTTTGTACCCCGTGACCGCGCCCGACAGGGTAAGTGTTCCCGTACCCGCTGTTGTCGAACTTTCCTGCACACGGTCAGCAAGGACGAAAGCCATGGCCTATTCCTGAGAATGTATAAAAGTAAAATGCTCTGCTTCTGCCCTTTTCCTAGCAGCTATGGCATCTTTGATATCGAGGTAAGACCCAAAATACATGCTTCGCCCTTTATGTTTAAGTCGGACTATCCATCTACTGTTCTTAGGGTTCCATATAACACCTTTGTACCCAGAGGTGTTGTTTTTTCCTACCGCCCTATTTTGGTTGTTATCGCTAGCGTTGTTATACGCTATCCGTAAATTGCAAACTCTGTTGTCCGCCCGATCTCTGTTTATGTGGTCTAGCTGACATCTAGGAAGTTCACCATAATACAAAAACCAGATTACCCTGTGGACCAAAACGGGCTTTCTGCCTACTCTAACCTCTCTATAACCCGATGTCGTTGTAGACCCCGCTTCCTGTCCCGCCTTTATAGCACCATTACACTTCGGCTCTTTCCAGTAAATTCTGCCTGTCTCTGGATCGTAGTCCCATAATTGCTGGGCATTTTCAACAATGATATGATCGTTCCGCATCTTCAATCTCCCTAACAGATTGTTGGTGAAGCACTTCAGGGCGGTTCCAGCCGCCCTTGGTGCGCTTAGTTTATCAGATCAACTTGTCGCGCTAGTGCTGTACGTGCAACTGACGGTGTCTCCAGCGGTCGTAGTCTTAGCCACACTGAAATTGCCTTCGGAGTACAGAACGCCAGCCGTTGAGCTCTGAGTGTTCACAGCACCCGTACCCGTGACCAAGAAGCATCCGTAGACCGTACCGCCCGCGCCCGTGATGGTGTAGGTGATAGCCGTAGCCGTGGATGAAGTCACGTTGGAAGGCGTGGTGCCCGTAGAAGTAGCCGCAGCAAACACCGCCGTACCGCGAACCGCAGAGCCGCCCACCGTATAGTTGGTGAATTCAGCCGCATTGGTCGTAACCAGCGTGGCCATAGTATCTGTCGCTGCCGGGGTCAGGCTGACCTTAGTCAGACCCAAGAACGGGCCTACCGTGGTATACGTTCCCGAGGTGCGAAGCAACGTATTGAGCAGGAGTTCTTTACCTGCGGCAACGACAAGATTAGGGAATTCTTCAGTCCACTTCAGGTTGCCATCCTTGTCTCGGCACTCAACGTGCCAAGAACCTTCGATGCCCATACCTTCGGGAATAACCGCGTTGGCCTGCATAGAGACTTCAGCGTGGTCACCAAAATTTGAAAGTTCGTTACTCATGTTAACCTCAGTAAATGATAACCGGCGCGGCGGTGCTATTGTTTGCCGGGAAAGTTACCGTGAATGGGGCCGCGCTGGTTGAGTAGGAGCCACCAAAATTCAGAACCGCCACGGAGCGGTTACCCTTAGACGCATTGTATATCAACGCACCCGCAGTCGTCAGCGTGGAATTAGACCACGTAAAATCCTGCCAGCTTGTGTAGGCCGTAGTGCCTGAGAGCGTAACCCCAAGACCCGTCAGCGTGCCACCACCCGCGGTGTATCCCGTACCCGTAGTCTCCCCAGAAGTCGTATAGACCGTAGTGGTGGAGTCGATGTTAGCCGCGCTCGTATACAGGGCGATCTTAAAGGTATCACCACCCACAAGGGAGAAGTTGTGAATCCCTTCGAGGAGTTCCAGCTTAAATGACGATGTCAGGCATTGTGTGATCATACAACCTTGTCCCTGACCTGCACGGTCCTGTATTCATCCTGACGATCCTTACCGTCACCGAGCTGCTTCAACAGAGCCATAGCCTGATCGTACTTGGTCTGATACGCTTGGATCAAATCAGCCTCGCCCTTCAAAAATATATAACTCTCAACCAGAGCGCCGTACAGCAATACGTTCGGGAAGTTGGTGCTCAACCACGTAGTCCCTGCGGTCACAATGGAAGTCGGATACGCAAAATAGTGCAGTTCGATGTCGTAGTTCACATCAGGCGTAGGCCCAAGAATGTACGTGTTGTTGTCGAACAGTGCGTAGTACTGCGGCGTTCCGGTAACACCGGGGAAGGGAAAGAACTCGCGGATGTAGTTCACATCCTTGTTCAGCATGTACCGATAGCCGTCCGCCTGTGTGTCTCCAGAGTTCATCACTGCCACGGAGAACGTGGACAGAAAATCGCTCGGAAGCGTCAGATACGGAAAAGAAGCTGTGGCTGTGCCTGTGACATTCCTACGAAACGCGGGGAGCTCAACGGTGTTATTAACCAGCCGCTCTACATCCTGAACAAAGTTAGGAATGTTGCTGATGAAGCTCGCCTCATCAACTTCAGTAAAGGCTTGTATTGCCTCTACCAGCCCCGCGTATGTCGTAATGTCGTATGACATGTTTAGCCCATCTTGGTGCTGTGCTTAGTGCCTTTCGTCTGCGCGCCTGTGCCGCGAGTCTTGACAGTCTGCGTAGATGCGATATTGTTCGGGTACCCAGAGGACTTGGGAGTCGGAACAGACTTTATTCCTTTGTACTCTGCAGAGCCTTCCTGATGTTCTTTACTTGCCACGGCTAGACCCCTTCTGATTCATAGCACGAGCGAGGTTGCGCCCATACTTCTTCATGTCGAGGGAGGTTACACCGCCCTTTTTCATGCCCTTCAGAGCGGACTTTTTAACAGTCTGCTTGATCAGTTTCTTGTCTTCAGCGACATCATCATGCTTGGCCATCGTGTTACCTCTTAGAGAAGTGCGTTACCCGGAAGCGGAGGAACAATCACAGCGCCGGGAGCTACCGAAGTGAATGCCGTAATTCTAACATTGTTCAGATACGTGGTGAGCTGCTGGGTAGCCACAGGGTTAAAAGCGAAGTCAGCGCAAGAGTCATTCCTGTTCGTGTCAGGACGAGGCTCACGGAGAGCCTGCGGGTCATTTGAAACCTTCTGCGAACCAATGATTCCGACCCAATTCTGAGGATGGTCAATTTCCCAACACTCAGTACACCGTTTGGTGTTAATGAGTTTCCCCATAATATAGATCTTTTTCATCACCTTGAGGTCATAGCGCTGGCCACAAAGATCGCAATACCCGAACGCCCGCTTATAACTCGCGAACCGTGTAGCCATTACCAGCCACCACCCAAGTACCCAGCCATCGGAACAAATCTCACAGGACTTTTATCTCTGTCCTCATCCATTGCCAACTGCAATGCTTCATCATAAGACGCTTTCAGCATCTGCAGTCTATTCATATCCAAATCCGGTTGTTTTCTACCCAAATGATACGAAAGTCCCGCGGTCAATGCTTCGTAAAAACGGAAAGGTACATCTTGCGTTGTAGCACCTGACTGCCCAGCGTCTTGAACGCGGCGCAGATACCAATAATGAAAAGAGTAGCCCGATTGATTGGGCACTTGCCACAAGTAAATTTTCGGGATAGGTGACTGCCTGTTTACCCATACCTGTACGGGGCGTCCTTGCGACAGCTTGTTTGGGATCGCGTCATAAGTCGGCAGGGCTATACGTGGGATAACTAAATCGGTCTGGTTGTATTGGCTACCCGGATTCTGTCGAATCACTTGATCAACAAGGTCTACGCAGTCTTCTGGAAGATCGTAAATGTACTGTCCTTGGGTGAGCGGGATGTCCGCTTCTTCGTAAGTCCAAAGATTCAACCCGTGGTTAGCAAGCTCGGTTATGAGATAGTTGAGACTTCGTCGCGCGGTACGAGCTTGGTAACCCGTGCGGATTTCGACCCCAACTCTTTCATAACTTTCTTCAATAATTTCATCTAGCTGGGGGTTCCAATTAGCTGTTCCACTAGTCGCCATTATTTGTTGCCTCCGCTTTACGCCTGCGCCATGATTCTAACAGCGCTGCGCTCCGCATTGCGCGCTCCTCTTCAGATTGCACCCTGCCTCTGGTCTTAGCGTGGGCTGCGGCTGTTATTTGTGGAGACATGCCTCTTTTCTTAGCGGAAGCGCTGATATTACGTCGATGCTCTTCAGAGAATACTTTACCTTGCATACTCCGCGATACTTTCAATCTGTGCGCTTCTGGTAGCGGTTTTCCTTTTCTCGCGGTTACGGTAGCGGTTCGGCAGGCTGCTGATACGCCGCGTTTTTTTGCCGCTATGGACAACTTCTCTAATGTCTCCGGTGTTAAAACTGTGCCCTTCTCGCCACCATCCGTGCAATTAGTTAGTTTAACTCCAGAACGTTTGAGACACTTGATGATGCCCCGTTCCAACTCTAGTGATATCGCATCAGATGAGCATTCTATGGTTCCGATAAAAATGTTTTCCTTACCGTGCTTAGCTACGACCCGCTTATGGTACTCATTCCGTTCCCTAAGATTTTTTGCTCGGCGCATAGCACCCTTGCCTACATAAAAAATAGACCCATCAGGACGACAGTGCACATACGCATATCTGGTCGTTTCTGGATTTATTGCTCTCATATCTAGGCTTCCTCAACGATCTCATCAAGTTGCGGGTTCCAATCTGTGACGCCGGAGGTGGTCATGGCTTAACCGTAATGGATGGTTACGAAACCGATGTTCAGCATGTAGACGTAGATGCCGTTAGCGGCCAAAAGTCCTTCACCGGGAACATTCACACTTGAGGTAGCCGTAGATCCTGTCAAAGTTTCATAGGTAGTGATCCAGCGATTGCTGCCTGAAACATACTGACAAGCAGGGGGTGATCCGCTGAGCGTGTTGCTATTCGGATCGGTAATCGTGAAGGTGTTAGCCCCCGTCACCGTAATAGTGTAATTGCCGTCGGTAGCGGAACCGCCTGTAGTAGACGCGTATGAAATACCCACTGTCGCCCCCGTAGCCAACCCGTGCGCGGTGCTAGTTACCGTAACAGTGTTTGTGCCTGACTGAGCATAAGTAGCGGCGGTTGGCGCTGACAGGCAGTCAAAAGCCACGAGCCTACCGTTCTGACCACCCGTACCGGCAAATGTAAACTGCTTCAGTCTCGCACGCCCACTTAGGATAATTCCAGAAACACTTATGTGCGCGGCTTTTACATCATATTGCATCGTCATTGTCGTTACCTCAGCAGTTCCACGCCTTCAACGATTTGTTGATGCGGCTATTTGGGTCATTCGCAGTCTTGCTGCTCGTGAGTTTCTTTTTCATACCTGACATTCGGGCGCAAAAGGAGGCTCTCCTTCCGGCGTCTTCCTTTGTCTTGGGCTTTGGGGCCGGGGGTTTCAGGTTCATGCCCTGCTTCTTGGCAGAGGCGCGACCCTTGGCGTTTAGACCGCCCTTGGGGTCTTTACCTTCAGCTCTTTGCCACGCGGGAGACTTAGCCATGCTTACCTCTGCTGGGGCCTCTGCACTACTTGTGAAGTAGGGTTTCCTTGAATCTGCAGTCCTTGCGGCTGCTGAAACTGGCTCATACCCAGAGGTTTGTTGCCTTGCTGCAGAGGACTCTGCATCGGGGCGGGCTGACCACCTACGCCGCCATCACTGCCGCTACCATCAAAACCTTCGTTGCCGCCGGGCATATTGCCTGTCACATCAGGACCTGACATAAAATTCTGATTTTGAGGAGTCGCGCCAAACGCCGGAGGCGGAGTGCCGGGCGTAATACCCTGTGGCTGGTTCGGCTGACCCTGTCCTTGGTAGGACATGAAGTTTTGGTTGGGGGCGGCAAAGTTGTTATAGCCAGACTGGCTATTCGCACCGCCCGATAAGCTCTGCTGAAGCTGAGATAAATCAACTCCCTGCCCGCCGCCCCCAGCCATCAGACAAACTTCCCTTTGGTGTGGCCCTTAGAGATGCAGCCATCGACAGAACCACCTTTATAGTAGCCCTTCATCGCCTTGCCACCGCAAGCCATCTTCTTGGTGCCACAAGAACCGCCAGACTTCATACCCATAGGGCCAGCGGTACGGAGACCTGCTGCCGGAGGCATAGGAGCATTAGCCGCACCCAAAGACATAGCGTTCAGTGCGGGAGCGCGCTTGGTTACACGAGCCTTCATAGACTCTTTCTTTGCCAAAGTAGGCATACCTGATTTCTTAGCCATTTTATTTCCTCTAGCTTTACGCTGAATTGGAGAAATACCGCGGGACGGCAGTGTCATTTGTCCACCTTGTTGTCCAACTTGTCCATGATCCGGTTAAACATACCCTTTATTTCGGCCATGTCGATTCGATAATCATCTTTACGGACGTAGTTCTCATGGAGAGACTGGTTGGTTTCTTTCACGTCTTTCTGGAGTTCTTTAACAGAATCCCACATGATTTTTACAAACCAACCAATGACTGCTCCGATGACCGCTGCAGTGATATTAATGATATTTTGCGCATCCATCGCTACCAGTCTCTTAGGCAGAGGCTGGAGCTGCAGTGCCATCGCTGTTCTTCTGAGCGTAACGCACCGTGAGGTTCAATGCACCTGCATTGACAGAAGAAGGTGAGCCGGTGAAGGCCAGCGTGACCACGACCGGAATATCGACAGAACCGATACTTACCCAGTTGGCGTATGAGCCAGTGGTGGCCAGTGAAGCCCGACCTGCAGAAGTCACAGTGGTCGTGGTGACAAACTTATTTGCCGTGGTCCCATCACCCACCGTAATGGTGGCTGCTGGAGTGGTGCCTCCGGTGAAGGTGAAGGCCGTGGTGGTGTCGAGTTCGATACCGAGAATCTGAGAACCTGCCGGAATCCAACCGATCGTGGTCGTGCCAGCGGTAGTAGCAGGAGACACAACAGAGTTCTGAGAAAGACTGACGACGCCGCAGTTAGCGACAGTACCAGCGGTGGTTCCGGTGGTGTCCTTTACGGTACCCGTGCGAATCGGGCCAAGCCAAGTGGAGAATCCCATGATAACCTCATGCACATGCGCCTGTCGTCTTGTGCGAGTACCGCTAGGGCGGTCGAGCAGGCAATTAGAAAATCCCTAGATTTGAGCCTTTGTAGCTTACTTATTTTTCAGTGTCAAGACAAAAGAAAAGGGGGCCGAAGCCCCCTTGTCCCGACCGGGATCTCCCAGTCCTCAGTCAGTATATCTAAAACTCCACCCCTCGGCTTTGCCTTTTGTCAGGGCGTTGCCAGATTTTAAAGCCCTATCCACCGTGGGTGGAGTCAGCCCAAGCTCCTTTCGAAGCTGAGTGATTGTAGCAAACCTATGCTCTACACCAGCAGGATCCGTCGCTATGACGGCGCGGCCCATCTTCTCCTTTGACTCCTCCGAATGAGTGCGACCTTCCCAGTGACTGTAGTGCCCCGCCTCAGCTGCGGCACGGATTTTGGCACGGCCTTCAGCGGATATGGTTCTCCCGGGCGCTTTAGGTTTACCACGTTGAGCATCGCCAATCTTTTTACGTGTCTCCTCTGAAACTGTTTTACCGTAGCGGTAGTGGTCTGCGCCTGCTGCTTTACCTTTACGCGTCTCTGACATCTGAGCGCGGGATTCTTCTGTATGTGCTACGCCTTGCCGAGGGTGTCCCTCTCGTTTAAGCCATGCTTTGGTTTTTTCAGCTAATTTAGCCCGGATCTCTGGGCTCGCATCCCTCATAGGGGAGTCGGCGTGGGCAGCTACGTTGTAGCAGTAGTCTTTACCGAAATGCTCGTCCAGCCATTTTTGTTCCGCTGGGTACAACTCGTCTTTAGAGCTATGCGTCTCTAGCACTTCGAATTTAAAACAGTCCTCGCCATATTTGTTCCATGCACGTTGCAAATGCACGCAGTCATGGTTCCCTAAGCGAAGAGCTTTTCTATGCGCCCAAAAGCGTTTGCGAGAGTCGACTGTGCTGCCTACGTAGTAGTGGTCGTTGACTACGTTTCGGATTTTGTAAATTACGTTCTTCATGCGCCCTCCGGGTTGGTAAAGATATTAAACCACTGAAGGAACGCTGTGTCAACATGCGGGCAAAAGAAAAGGGCCCGAAGGCCCTTTTCTCCCGATAAACCCTGATAAATCAGGAACTTCCGGGACTTCCGAATACTCCGAGGAAATCGGACCATCCAAAGCTGTAGCGCTCTCTCGCCTTGTACCTAGCGTTCCCCGTATCAAAATCAGCGTCCATTGAAGTCGCCAAGGGGGTACGGACAAAGTGCTTGAGGCCATTCGGAACGTCGGTGGTCAAGAACCAAGCATTGGTGTCGGTCAACCAGTGGTTGACAGTCCAGCCGCCCGGGATTGAGCCGTTGTTCTTCAGAGCGTTGATGTCGTTGTCGGAGGTACCAACACGCAGTTCAGTTTCGAGGATACGGGTCGCCACGAACTGCAGTGCAGACGGGATGATCAGTTTCTTCGGCTTAGCTGCGATGAGCAGGCCACGTTCGTCGGTCCACAGAGAGATCTGAATTACCGCATTTTCAAGTGAGGTTTCGTTCAGGTCCGCTGCAGTCGTCGGAATGTTGGAAATGGTTGAACCATAAACCAGCGGGTGAGCATTTGAGAACAGAGCCTGACCGTCACCACCTTTGTAGTTCGAGTTGAAGCCGTTATTCAGAATGTTAGCCGCCTTGACTTCCTTGGTGTAAGCCATAGCACGAGCCAGCGCCTTGGTATAACGAGCAGACAGTGAGTCGTACAGGTTATCTTCGATTGCTTCTTCCGTCAGGGAGAAGCCGAGAGCGATGGTTTCGTGGGTGTAGCGGGTGTTCCATGCTTCCTGCGCATTGTCATACGCAATCGCTGAACCTTCCGCCTTAACCGGGGCAGCACCGAAGCCAGAGAGCTTCTGTTCTTCTTCAAAGGAACGCTCAGAGCTTTCGGTCTCGAAAAGCTCCTTGTATTCCTCGCCATACCGCTCATATTCCAGACCGAACAGGGCGTTCAAGCCGGGGAGCAGCTCTTTAAGTAATTGCGCGCGTGAAATAGCAGCCATTTAAGTTACTCCTTAGATACCAGTGGCCTGACGATAGAAGTGGAAGCCTGCATTGAAGCTCACCAGAACCTGCTGGTAGGTACCATCAGACAGAGCCGTAGAACGGACAACGTCAACGATACGCAGCGGCAGAGTGTTGGTGGTAGCTGCAGAGGTGAGGTCCACAGTCACGAGGCTGTCACCAGTCGTGGTGTTAATCAGACCCGTCTTTACGTAGTAGCCAATGTTCTGGCCTACGTTAGCCTGAGTAGCTGCGCTAGAGGTGTACAGAGCGCCTGAACCGTTAGAAACGGTAGCTACAAAGACAGCATCGGGGTCTTCACAGACGTATGCCCAACCATAACCGTAGTTAGTGTTAGCGCTGTCGGTGAGGATCGTGGTGCCCGTCGGCCAGTACTGTGACCACAGCGGCTGCTTGAGGCCGGTGCTCGGTGAATACTGACATCCAAGGAAGATACCAACTGGAGCCGCTGCAAAAGCAGCTTTCTGACCCGCAGCAGTGTCAACACGAACGATGGTGCCATCAGTGGTGTAAGTGACGAAATCGCCATAGCCGATGTTCTGAGCGTACCCAGATGCAATCGGAATTTCACGAATCGCTCCGCTATAAACACGACCACCGATCAGGTTAACAGGAACCAAACCGGAGGGGCCGATACCGTTAGGATATGCCATATAAAACTCCTAATTTTGAATGAACCGGCCCCTAGAGACTAGGAACCGCTACCAAAAGACACTTTGGACTTCCCTTCTCTAAAGAGGGGCATCCTAGGATCATTTTCGCGGAAAAGATTGTTGTCTACGGACTGCGTCTGCTTCTGAGTCATGTTCTCATAGTACGCATAGCGCTGATTAATCAATTCCTTTGGTGCTTTGCACAGCACCAAACCGCCGATCTCGATGAGGTCAGAGGTCGGAGCCAAACCAAACGCAGCAAAATCTGAGCTGATCTCTGGATGATCAGAAGCCTTACAAGGCACCCAGCCTTCGCGTCTGGCGCGAGCCATATTAGCCGGATCGGGGTTACCCATCATGGCGACTCGAATCCAGCGAAAGCCATACCCATCAATGGGGTTAGGCACAGGAAGATCGTGCGCGGGTTTCCAAGAGTCCATGCGAACTTCTTTTTCTCGCGTTTCATTCTGTCTAAGCGAACGGTCGATATTAGCCATTGCGTTGCTCCAGTTTGCGTTTCTCAGCAAGGTAAGCCTCTGGCTTAATCCCGAGTCGCTTAATAAGTGCGTCTTCAGATTTGGTCACTGCGGTCTTTTTTGGTGCGGTGGTTCTACCAACCGATGCTACAGTGCTTACTTTCTTGGTACGTTGGTTAAAGTTTTGAGGGAACATCTCCCTCATGCGGGCGTCCACCTTGCCGTAATACTCGTCAGAGGTAGGATCGACACCGGATTTTACTAGCCGTTCATGTACCCCGTAGGCGAATGCAGTCATCTCTTCGTCCTTGCCAAACCAAGGATTCTGGGCTGACCATGCTTCTGCCTTATAGTCCCTTGCGGGTGGTTGCTGAGGCTGAACAGGTGCTGGTTGGTTATATACAGGATTGTTTTCCTGTTGTAAAGGTGCTCGTGGAGGTTGTGGTGCAGGTGGTGTCCATTGCCCAATCTGACTACGCTCGATAGCCAGTTTGTTGAGCTCATTCTGCGCATCAATGACTCCATCTGTATCGCCCGCTTCAAATGCCTTGCGATACTTGTCCTGAGCAATCTGCTGCTGGTACTCGAGCCGGTTTGTCGCTTCTTCAGTCAGGCGTCCTGAACCCCAAGTTACGGTCTGCTCAAGCTCCTGCGCGCGGTTGTAAAACATCTGCGCAATTTTGACGGCTTCCGCGTGCTCGCGCGCGAGACGTTCTTTTTCGCGCCGCTCGTCATTGATCTTGTGTGTTAGCCGGTCGATACGCTTTTTGACGCGTTTTGAATAGCTCTCCTGCTCTTCTTCCTGATCTAAGTCATCGTCGTCCAGCGCCAGAGGCGGGCGGTCTTGATCTTCTTCAGGCGTATCGTCTACGACTTCGTATTCATCTTCTTCAGGCGCTACACGAGTGTTCTCTGCGAGAACCTTGCGCCCTACTACGTGGACTTCCTCGTCATCGGAAAAGTCTAAATCGTCTTCTCTTGCCATAAATCACCTTTAGTATGCGCGGTTGATACCGCGTGGATCAGCAACAGTACCCTCAATCTGATCATCATTCACGATGATGAACTCTTTGCCATCTACAGAGAACCGGGAGCCAGAATACGCGCGGAGGAGGACAAAATCTCCTTCCTTGCACCACGGACCCGTGGGGAACTTATCCTTGTCCATGTAGCACATATCGCCTTGTTTGAGGACAAGACCAACGACTGCCCCCGCTTCTTCGCGCTTGGCGGTAATGTCAGCGATAGCGATGCCGCCATCCGTAGTCTTGTTGATTTCCGGCTTTACCACCAGCATCTTGTATCCCTTTGGCTCAGGGAGACGTTCGGCCAGCTTCTCTGCACTTTCTTGAGTCTTTTCAGCGTCGATGTTAGCGACAGACATCAGATTTCCTCTTCGTACTTACGCAGGTCTTTTACACGTTCCAGCGCTGAGGTCAGACCTGTGATTACCCCAACGAGATGCCGATACTCGGCGTAGTCAACAGCGTGCCCGAAGGCGATCGCGTCTTTGCGAGCTTCAATGAGCTCGTTCAATTCTTTCTGCAGGATTTCTAGTCCAGTCATTTTTTAGGTTTCCCTATGGTGTGTGCTTCGCCTTTATCCACTGCGGCGCGTGCTCGTGCCAGCAGCTCTTCCTTGTTGGCGGTCTCTGATCCGAGACGCCGCCCCAACTCGTTGTTGAACGTATCCATTTCTTCTTCCGCAGGGCTGTCAGAACTAAGCTTCTCATGCGCCCAACCAGCCATTGACGCCGGAATATCTCCGTACTGCTGCTGTAGTTCTCCCTGCCAGAGCAGGTGACGCAATGCGTCTCCGCGAAGATTGTGCTCTTCACCGGGGTAATACTGGTCGGCCATTTCCGTAGAGTGCCTTGTCGCATCACCCATACCTAGCGCATCAGCCACCGCGTACTGGCCCTTCCGTGCGTATTGATTGATCTTGTCTGTGGTGCTTCCGCCATCAGCCATACCGGGCGGTGGTGGGGCAGGTGGACCTCCTTGCGGACCTTGAGGGCCGGGCGGCGGAG